TTTTTATTGAAAGATAATAGTACAGGAACAGCAGTGACATTAGGTGGAATGAGAAGTACATCAATGTCTATTAATGGAGAAACAGTAGATGTGACTACAAAAGAATCAGCTACATTTGATGGAGCATCAGGAAATGATATTGGTAGAGTTTTATTAGCTAATGGTGGTATTAGAAGTATGTCAATAACAGCAAGTGGTGTTTTCACAGATACTGCTTCAGAAAATACTACAAGAGGATCAGCATTTACAGGAGATGCAGTTAATTACGATTTAGTTTTTGCTGATACATCATCAGTAAAAGGTCTATTTATAATTACATCTTACGAAAGAGCAGGAGAATATAATGGAGAAGAAACTTATTCATTAACTCTTGAATCAAGTGGTACTATGACTTATACTAATGCGTAATTAGTAAAGGAATATAAAATGGAATATACAGATGGGTTTAAAGTGGTAGAAATAAAATTTCAAGGCGAGTCCTATAATGGTTTTTACAAGGTCACTAGAAAGGGAGTAATAACTGTTGAAACAAGAAGTGATATTCCTATTAAACCCTATGATAAAATAGTAGTCGGTGTTGATGAATTAATTGTTCAAAAAGTTCAGATTTATACAAGTAGAGCAGAGATAACTTGTGAAAATCCAAATACAAGTGATATAGTTAGAGCAAGTAAAACTATGAAAAAACTTAAAAAATCTGAGCCAAAACAAAAAACAATAATAGAACAATTAATAGGAAAGGACACCGATGGCGAATCAGTATAAAGGCGAAATCAAGGGTAAGTTGGGAGATAAAGAAAGAACTTTCCGACTTACCTTTGAATCAATAGTAAATATAGAATCAAGAACTGGTAGATCAATAATGGATATTACCCACGATCTTGCTTTAACTAAATACTCTATGAAAGATTTAGTTATAGTATTACACGAGGGTTTAACAGGTGCTGGTGGTAAGTTTGTTCAAGGTGCAGTAGGAGAAATGGTAATTCAAACTGGACTTATGGAAACTGCAAAATTAGCATCAGAACTTTTAACAACAATATTTACTGGTACAAATAAAAAAGAAGATGATTCCCCTTTAGTAGAGGGGGAGAACGAGCAGAAAGATACCCAATCCAGCAATACCTAGAAATAGGTCTTGGTGTATTAAGATTCTCCCCAAAAGTATTTTGGGATTTATCAATAACAGAATTTATGTCAGCACTTCATGGGTGGAAAATGTCCAAAGGTGGTGGTAAAGAAAAACAACCAACTCAAAGAAACGAACTAGAGGAACTAATGAAACAGTTCCCAGATTAATATTATGGCATCAAATTTAGCAACAATTAGAGTAGAGCTAGTAGCAAATGCACAAAAGTTTAAATCAAATTTAGATAAGGGTTCACAATCCTTAAAAAAATTTCAAAGACAAACTACTGTATCTAGTAAAGGTAATAAAAAATTACAAGAATCTATGAGGAACCTATCAGGTTCTATTGCGGCAGTACAAGGTCCACTTGGTCCAGTAGCTGGTAGGATTACTTCTATCGGTGCTATTATGGGTAGAGTAAGTATAGCAGGACTTGCCCTTACAGCAGGATTAGTTGCAGTTGGTGCGGCTTTTGTAAAACTTATAAGAGCAGGTGCAAATTTTGAATCACAACAATTAAAAATTCAAGCACTTTTAAAAGCAACAGGAAGTGCGGCAGGTCAAACTGGTGTTGATATTGAAAACATGGCAGTTGCTATCGGTAGAGGTACTTTAGCAAGTGTTCAAGGTGCAAGAGATGCGGCTGGAGTTTTATTAACTTTTAAAGAAATATCAGGAGAAGCATTCGGTAGAACTTTAGAATTAACACAAGACCTTGCGGCAGTAGGTTTTGGAAGTATGAAAACTGCGGCATTACAATTAGGTAAAGCATTAGAAGACCCAGTCACTGGTTTATCTGCTTTGCGTAGAGTTGGTGTATCTTTTAGTGAACAACAAAAAGAACAAATAAAAGTTATGGCTATGACAGGTCGTCAAGCTGAAGCACAAAGAATGATACTTGATGCTCTTGAAGGACAAGTTGGTGGTGCTGGTAAAGGTTCGGCAGGAGGTTTATCTGGTGCTTTTGATACTTTAGGAGAAAATATAACTTTATTTTTTGAAAAATCTAAAGCAGGACAAAGTATTGTTCAAACTTTAACTAGAATGATAACTGGTTTAGCAAACATACTTGATAAATTTATACCAGAACAAAGAGAACTTCCACAAAATTTAGAAGATGCAACAAAAGCTATGAAAAGACAACAAATTGTTGTTGCAGAATTAGCAAGTGCTTTATTAGAAGCACAAAAATTATCAGGTAGAGGAAGTGAAGCAAAAGTTAGAGCCGCAAAAATAGAATTAGAATTAGCTAAAACAGAATTAAAAATATTAACAGATAAAAAAGTTGCTTTAGAATCAATACAAGTTTCAGAAAATAAAGCAATAAAACTTACTATAAAATCTTATGATAAACTTTTAAGAAAAAAAGAATCTGATGCTATGATGACTGCAACCATAGGTGCAGTAAATAAAGAAGCATTATCACAAGAATTACAAGTAAGAAAAGATTTAATAGCGAAATTAGGAGATAGTGAAGAAGCTATGATTGCAATTAATGCCATACTTGCAGATCAAAGAGATATATTTATGGAAAATGCTGAAACAATCGTTGAGTTTCAAGAAGAATTTAAACAAGTAGAAACAATAGCAACAGGTGTAGCTAATGAAGTTTCAAAAGTAGGAGATACTTTAGTTGATGCTTTCTTAAGAGGTAAAGCAGGTGCATTAGATTTCAAAAATATTTTAAGAGAATTAATTATAAGTATTCAAAAAACAATTATACAAACTTTAATTTTAGATCAAGTTAATAAATTTGTTAAAGAAAGTATTCAAGGTATATTCGCACCTAAAACAAGTAAAGGATTAGAAAAAATTACAGCACCTATAAGTGTTCCTGTTCCTGAACATATAAGTAAAAACGCAAGTGGTGGTTCAATACAACCTAATACACCAACTCTTGTTGGAGAAAGAGGTCCAGAGTTATTTGTACCGAGTACAAGTGGAAGTATTAAAAATAATGCTGATACGAAACAAATGGCAGGTGGTGGTAAAGGAGTTAATATAACACAAAATTTAAACTTTGCTGTTGGTGTCACTAACACAGTAAGAGCAGAAGTTATGAATATGCTTCCAGCTATTCAACAATCAACAGTCCAAGCAGTTGCAGAAGCAAAGCAACGAGGTGGAAAATTTAGTAAAGCATTCGGTAGTTAATCATGGCAGTATTTACACCATCATATCCTTTGACTCTACCAACAGTCACAGGAGTCAAAACTCAAAACTGGGGATTAAACAGAGTAGTAGCTGTCACTGAATCTCCTTTTACTAATCAACAACAAGTATTTGAACACGAGGGTGCACAATGGAGAACTACTATGACTTTGCCACCTATGAAAAAAGATAGTGCGGCTGTATGGTTGGCTTTCTTTATGTCATTAAGAGGAAGACGAGGAACTTTTAAATTAGGCGATCAAGATAGAAAAACTATTCAAGGAGTAGCAACAGGAACTATAAGAGTTAATGGTGCTAGTCAAACTGGCAATCAAGTTGCTTTAGATGGTTTTGCTAATAGTACGAATAATGTTTTTAAAGCTGGAGATTATATACAAATTAATTCTTATCTATATATGGTTATTGAAGATGTAAATAGTAATGGTTCAGGAGAAGCAGATGTTAAAATAGAACCAGCATTAAGATCAGGTATAGAAACTATTAATGATGATACGACAGTTTTATATTCAAATACAACAACTATTATGAGATTAGATACTAATGAATTTAATTGGGATACAAATCAAGTAAGTGTTTATGGAATATCATTTGCTTGTAGTGAAGTTTTATAATGGAGATTATAATGAATTATTATTTTACAGGGATTTTAATTATTATGATGGTTTTATTAGCATTATGCGGAGGTCCAGTTGCCTAGACCTTTTAGAAAAATTATAGTAAAATTACGAATGCTATATTGTGATATAAGAGGACACCATGGTAAAAAATGGAATTATGAACCTGGAGATCATTATATGGGAATGAATAAAAGGAAAAGAAAATGAAAGTAAGTGAAAACACAAATATTCAACTCCCTTTAAGAAATTTAATATCAATAATTGGTGCAGTTGCATTAGGAGTGTGGGCATACTTTGGTATTATAGAAAGATTAAATACCATTGAAACTAATGGAAAATTAATGATTTCTGATGTTGATAAAAATACAGAATTTAGAATTAAGTGGCCACGAGGAGAATTAGGCACACTTCCTGCTGATGCAGAACAATATTTACTAATTGAAAATACTTTAGTTGAAGTAGAAAAATTAACTATAAGAGTAGATGATATGATGAATAATAAAGTTAATATAGAAAGACTTATAAAAGATGTAGATAAAATTGCAGAACAGTTAGAAATAATTAAAGATAAGGTAAGAGCAAATGGAAAGAATCACTAGACAATATATAAATTTTATAAATAACTTTAAAAAAGATAAAACTAGAAAAATTTTAAATAAGAATAGAAAAGAAGTAAATATAAATGGGAATGGTACTCATAGGTATGTAATAAAAGAAGGAGTTAATAAAGGTAAAATATTATGATTGAAGTAGTTG